CCCGGCCCAGAACGTCGTCGTCGGCTTTTCTGCCGAAAGCAGCGGCACGACATCCATCTTGGACTACCTTGACCTGTCCACGAACACCTGGACCCGCCGAAACGCAACCGCGGCCATTAGCGTCAACATCGACTCGACAAACCTTGTCTGCGGTGATCTGTTTGTGTACGTCGGCAACGGGACATCGCAAACGATGCGCGCCGCCAAGGTGTCGGACGTAAAGGCTGGCGCCTCATGGTCGTGGTCTACGCTCACCGTCAGCGCATCAAGCTGGCCGCTCAAGAGCGGCGGCAGTCTGCCTAACACCCTCTCGTGCCAGTGGGCGCGCTGCCCGGTCAACGGCGCCTGGTACGCAGTCAACCGCAATGGCGGGAGCACGACGCTGTGGAAGCTGACAAAGCCCACTGGCGTGGCCGACAGCGACACCGCGGGCCTGCTGGCCGGCACATGGACGGTGACGAGCGAGACGTTGACAGGCGCGGGACTAGAGCCCGCGCAGTACGACTACAGCAGGCTGCAATGGTGCGATGCGCTTTCTGCATTTTTGTGGGTAGGCGATCTGCACACCAGCAGCGTGCAGGCCATTAAGCCAATCGGAGTCTGAACAATGGCCTCATACACACTCACGGCCGTACGTTCGACCGACTTTACCGGCGCCGACGGCACCAACATCGAGACGCTAGTTACTTGGCTCGATGCTTTCCCAAGCACGAGCGGTGGGTATTACGCAGTAACAACCAACAAATGCAAACTCGAATTCAGCGCGTCTGAAATTAACGGGCTGGCCGATGTCACCGGCAGCTACACCGAAGATCAATACGTCGTCGGGCGCGTTGGCGACCTTTCCGAAGCCGGCATCACGGGCAGATATTTCGGTGCGTTCTTGCACTGCACCGGAGCGTCCAGCGCGGGGACCACCGCCAGCTACTACCGGCTTGAGATTAGCCAAGACAGCACCACGACCCCGCTGGTGACGCGCGTCATGCGAGTCACTTCCGGGTCCGCTGTCCAGATCGCATCGATCAACAACGTGACCTGGGCCAACGGCGACAGGTTTTTGTTCGTTGACTGCGACGGAACCATCGAGGTCTACCGCGACAGCGGCAGCGGCTTCGGCGGCACGCCGATCCTGAGCGTCGACGACACCGGGTCGAGGCTCAGCGGCGGCGGCCCGGGCCTGATCATCAGGACGCCGGACTTGCACACGCTCGATGATGTGGAGATGGGCGATGCCACGTTGTCGGCTGGCCCCACCCTGTCGTCCGCCACCGTCGTCAGCACCGGCAACACTATCGCCACGGTCCGCGTGACGACCGACACCGCGCCTTCGGGTAGCTCGACGCTGGCTGTCCGCACCCGCCCTGCGGCCAACCCCGCATGGACCGCTGCCCAGGTGCTCGCATCGCCCACCGCGACCATCACCAGTGGGGCCAGTGGTGCGCGTGACTTCAACCTGACGAGCCTCACCAACGGCACGGCTCTGATTGCCGACTTTGCCCAGACCGGCCCGAGCAACGTCGTCAGCACGGCGAGTTTCACGCCCAGCTCGGGCGCCGACACCACGCAGCCCGCGCTGACCGGCAGCATCACCATCGGCACGGTCACGTCGAGCAGCATCCAGATGAGCTGGCCGGCGGGCTCGGACAACGTGGCCGTCACCAGCTACGAGGTCAGCAGCAACGGCGGCAGCAGCTACACCGACGTGGGCAACGTGCTCACGTACACCTTCAGCGGATTGACTGCCAGCACCAGCTACGCGCTGCGGGTCAGGGCGAAGGATGCCGCCGGCAACGTCAGCACGCCAGCGCTGGCGGCCACGCAGAGCACCAGCGCCGCGCCGCCGTCCGGCTTCAGCGCGACCATCGGCCCGTTTTCGATCAGCACCGGCAGCCCGGCCTTGGCCGCCGGCCAGGTGCTCTCCTTTACGGCCATCGCCGGCAACACTGGCGCTGGCACGACGGTGATCAACGGCACCGTGACGCTGGGCGCGGGCCTGTCCGGTGTGATCAACACCTTCCCGTCATCGGGGGTCTGGCAGGTCAACCTGCGCAACGCTGACGGCAGTGGTCGTTGGCACAACGTGGTGACGGCGGCCTGATCATGTGGCGCAACATGAACGAGACCGCCGGAGGGCGTCCGATCTTCGGGACGCCATTCGTCGGCCTGCTCGGATCGGAGATCCTGGCCGCAACTGGGTCTGGGCCCAACGGCCCGGGAGCGATGTTCAACGACGGCCTGGCCGTCGGCAGCCGCTACAGGATGCTGCTCGAGGACCCCGGCTCGTTCCCAGGCATCGTCTACGAGGACGGCTCGATCGAGGCGACGGCCTCGGTGTCGACGACGTACCGGCTGTACGAGGACAACCTTCTCGTCGAGCTGTCGCCTGGAGTCTTCGACATCCCGCTCGACGTAGTCATCGGCGCCGCTCCGTCGATCACCTCGCAGCCGTCGAACCGCACCGTCTCGGAGGGGCAGTCCGCGCTGTTCTCGGTGACCGCCAGCGGTGCGGCCCCGCTCTCCTACCAGTGGCGCCGCAACGGCACGCCGATCGCCGGCGCGACGCTCTCGAGCTACTCGCTCTCGTCGCCGTCAGCCGCGGACAGCGGCGCCGTCTTCACGGTGGCCGTCAGCAACGCCCTCGGCACCTTGGTCAGCTCGCCGGCGACGCTGACGGTCATCACCTTGCCCTCCGTTGGGGCGGCGATCCCAGACGTCACGCCGGCGCCGTGGGACGACATCGTGTACGTGCCCAGCAAGGCCTGAGGAAGAAACATGACTCTCGCGACCAAGAGATCCCGCAAGCAAACGCGCGAGGCGCGCGACTACATCTTCGACCTGTCCGAGTGGTTCTCGACGCGTGATGACACGCTCGCCTCGGCTTCGATCATCGTGCCGCCCGGCATCTCGGCAACGCTCGAGACGGTTGGTCTGCGCCTCAGGGTCACCGTGTCTGGCGGCACACCTGACAACGAGTACAACATCGTGATCCTCGTCACCACCAGCGCGACGAATCCGGTGATCCGCGAGATCGACCTCTACGTCGAGATCCAGGAGCAATGATGGGTCAGAAGAGCGATCAGGAGATCTACATCATCGCAGCAGAGGCTGCGTTTGAAGAAGCGCCGCCTGCATCGAACCAAAGCCAGCTTCTCCAGTCTCTTGGTGCGACCCTGCTCGAGGAGTTCAAGCGAGCCGAGTCTGACAGGCAACTGACAGAGCAGCGCTGGCTGCGCGACCTGCGTCAGTACCGCGGCCAGTACGACCCCGAGGTGGAGGCCAAGATCGGCAAGGCTCGGTCGCGGGCATTCGTGCGCAAGACGCGCGTCAAGATCAAGACGATCGACGCCCGCGTGGCGGACCTGCTGTTCCCGACCGGCGTCACCAAGAACTGGGCGATCAAGGAGACCCCAAAGCCGACCCTGTCGCCGGAGGCGGTCTCCAAGATCACGCAGCAGCTTCTGCAGCAGCGCCAGCAGGAGCTGATGCAGCAGGCCGAGCAGATGGTGCAGCAGGCCATGGAATCCGGCATGCCGCAGGAGCAGGCGGCCGCCCAGGTGCAGCAGCAGGTTGCGGCGCAGATCGAGCAGCTCTCGAGAACCCCTCCGCCTCGCGAGATGATCGAAGAGGCGGCCAAGGCCATGGCCAAGGAGTCGGCCAAGCGAATGAGCGACGTGATCGCCGATCAGTTGGTCGAGGCTCGATACAAGCCGATCGCGCTGAAGACGATCCACAGTGGCCACCTGTACGGCATCGGCATCATGAAGGGGCCTCTTGTCGAGAAGAGGATCAAGACTCGCTTTTCGATGGCCGATGGCAAGTGGACACCGCAGTCCAGCGAGTATTACATGCCGTTCCTGGATCACGTCCCGGTGTGGCGCTTCTACCCGGACATGAGCGCCACCGAGCTGCGCGCCTGCCGCTTCGTCTACGAGCGCCACACCATGACGCGCCAGGAGATGAGCGACCTGGCCACGCGCAAGAGCTTCGAGAAGTGGCGCCAGCACATCGTCGACTGGATACAGGCCAACCCCAAGGGTCACGCGCAGCCGCGCTACTGGGACAACGAGCTGCGCACGATCGGAGATCGCAACAGCACCCAGGGCGACGCCGGAGGCACCTATGAGGTACTGGAGCGGTGGGGCTGGATGAACGGAGAGGATCTTTCCGCCGCCGGCGTGAACGTGCCGCAGGACAGGATCCACGAATCGTTCTTCTCGAACATCTGGATGCTGCCCAACGGAACGATCATCAAGGTCGCCCTGCAGGCCCTCGACGGCACGACCTGGCCGTACCACATCTACTACTTCGACAAGGACGAGTCGACGATCTTCCCAGAGGGCCTGGCGAGCATCATGCGCGACGACCAGGAGATGCTCAACGCATCGACCCGGATCATGATCGACAACGCGGCCATCACCAGCGGCCCGCAGCTCGAGGTCAGCCCGCACCTCCTGTCCACGAATCAGAGCATCGACGAGATCACTCCGTGGAAGATCTGGCCGCGTAACAACACCAACCCGGGCGCGCCCGCCATCCGAGAGATCAACCTGTCGTCAAACACCGGCGAGCTTGCGCGCATGGCGCAGATGTTCGAGAACAACGCCGACGAGACGACCGCAATCCCGCGCTACATGAGCGGCGAGAACGTGACCTCCGGGGCTGCTGGCACGAGCTCAGGCCTGTCGATGATGATGGGCGCCGTCAACATCGTGACAAAGGACCTGGTCACCAACTACGACGAGGGCGTCACGATCTCCTTTGTGACCGGCATGTACCACTGGAACATGAAGTTCAACAAGGACGACTCCATCAAGGGCGACTACGACACCGAGGCCACCGGCGGCGCCAGCCTGGTTGCCAAGGAGGTTAGGGCGCGCCAGCTCAATGAGTTCGCTCAGCTCACAGCCAACCCGCTCGACGACCCGTGGATCAAGCGCGGCCAGCTCAACAAGCTGCGCGCAGAAGCGAACGAGCTGGTCGACTGCGTCAAGACGCAGGAGGAGTTCGACGCCGAACGCAACAGTCCGCAGGCCATGATGCAGGCGCAGCTCCAGCAGCAGACGCTGATGCTGCAGATGCAGACCATGGCCGCGACACTGGAGAAGACGATGGCCGAGTCGCAGCGCATCATGGCCGAGACCAAGAAGAGTCTGGAGTCGGTGGCGCTGATCCGCGCTCAGACCGTCGAGACCAAGGTGTCCGCGGCCTACGCCGGACTTCAAGCCGGCGGCGTGGCCACCAGCAACCCGGTCATCGCTCCCGCTGGCGACGAGATCCTTCGGTCGAGCGGGTGGCAGGACGCCACGCCAGAACCGAGCATGGCGCAGCTCAACACGCCGCCTGTGCAGGAGGAGCCCGGCACGCATCAGGTGCTCGGCAGTGGCCAGTCCTTCGCCGTCGAGCCGCGCGGCAACACGGACCCAGCGTCTCCGGACAACGCGGACACCGGCGCGCCGAGCGCGGAGCCCCCGGACGCCGCCCCGCAGCCGGCTACCGGCATGGTCGGCCTGAACGAAGGGATCGAGACGCAAAGGATTGACGGATGAGTCCAATGAGCCTTCACGAGCAGATGGTGTCCAAGGTCGCTGTGGTGCGCGAGTACCGCGAAGGCGACGCGCTTCTCCACGTTCTCGGGTTGCTGGAACTCATCGAGCTCTCCTATAAGGAGCGACTCGCCGATGTTGCGGCTGAGGACCTCCACAAGGTGCAGGGTGCGCTGAGGCAGGCCAAGAGCCTGAAGGAAGCCATCTTCGGACCTCCGGGGAGCGTTCCTCTACTGTGAGGGGGCCGGCATTCGGCGCGAGAGGAAGCATGGATCCCGAAATCGAAGAGATCGACCCCGAGTTTGCCGCCGCCTTCAACGAGGGCGAGGACGCCACGGGTCTTGGCGCCGCAGCGGAAGATGCTGGCGCCGCCGAAGATGGCGACGAGGATGCGGCCGGAGACGATGACCAGGCGGCTGGAGCCGCCTCGGCGGCTCCCGCTGCCGAGGCGGCCGGGCCGGCGCAGGGCGCTGGAGCCGCGCTTTCCTCCGAGGATCTTGAGCGCGAGGCTCAGAAGCTACGCTCCTGGGAGGGTCGTCTGAAGGCTCGAGAGGCCGAGCTCAGCGGCAAGGTGCAGAAGCCTGCGGCCGGCCAGGACGCCGAGCAGGCGTCGGAGATGCTCGAGGGCGTCGCCGGGGCTGCGGCTGTCGGCGGGTCCGAGGAGTTGGCCCAGGCCGCCAACGCGGCCGCGGAGGCCGTTGAGTCAGGAGAGATGACTCCGGAGCAGGCGATGGCCCAGTTGTCCGAGGACTTCGGCAACGAGTTCATCGGCATGATCAAGGTGCTGGCCAAGGCCTTCGCAAAGGAGGAGGTCGAGCCCGTCGCCAAGAAGGCCGACGAGCTGGACACGAAGTTCAACAGCACGGCGGAGCGGGCCCACTTCACCGCGATTGCCGCGCGTCACCCCGACTTCCGCGACGTCGCGCAGTCGCCCGACTTCAAGGCCTTCCTGGATGGCCTGCCCGATGACGTTCGCGCCGATGCGCAGAACGTCGCCCAGGGCGGCACGGCCGAGGAGGTGATCGATCTGCTGGACGTCTTCAAGGAGACGGCCGGCAAGAAGCAGGCCCCCGCCGCGGCCGCCCAGCCCTCGCAAGAGGACACTGGCGCCGCCGTCGACGAGGACCTGCAAAGCATGGAAGGCGTGCGCTCTGGTGGCGTGCGCCTGCCCGAAAAGCCCGCGGCCCCGAGGGACGACTTCGAGGGTGCGTGGGCGGAGTTCTGACTGCCTGATAGGGCTCGATCTGCCCTCACAGCCGGCGTTGCGCGGTGCGCCGGATATAGCCCACCGAGCACTTTCTGGAGCATGACGCAAGTCGCATGCGGCTGGACGCGGGATACGCCAAGCGCCCCGAGCACGTTCACGAGAGCCTGTTGCTGACCCCGAGTCCGCTCCTTCCAAGGTGTCCGGCACCCATGCCGGGCTGGTGCATGCCAACTTTGAAAGGACATCAACATGGCATCGACTGTCTATGGGGACATCTCCCCGCGTACCGCCGCGTACGCCGAAAAGGAGCTGCTGAAGCGCGGCCTCCCGTTCCTGGTGCTCGAGAAGTTCGGCCAGGCCAAGCCCCTGCCGAGCAACAGCGCGCGCGTCATGAAGTTCCGGCGCTACAACGCGCTGCCGAACAACCCCGTGACGCTGGGCGAAGGCGTGACGCCGGCCAGCCAGCAGATGAACGTCACCGACGTGACGGCCACCCTGCAGCAGTACGGCGGCCTGACCACGATCAGTGACGTCATCCTCGACACGCACGAGGACCAGACGCTGCAGGAGGCCGTGTCGCTGCTGGGCGAGCAGGCCGCGCAGATGATCGAGAAGATGCGCTACGGCGTGCTGCGCGCTGGCACCAACGTGATCTTCGCCAACGGCGCCAGCCGCGGCGCGGTGAACACCGCCATCTCGCTGACCCTGCAGCGCCGGGCCGTCCGCGCCCTGAAGCGCCAGAACGCGCGCTTCATCACCTCGATCGTGCGCTCGACCCCGAACTGGGGCACCGAGAACGTGGCCCCCGGCTACGTCGCGCTGATCCACCCGGACTGCGAGGCCGACGTGCGCGGACTGAGCGGCTTCACCCCGTCCGAGCGCTACGGCTCGATGACGCCGTGGGAGAACGAGCTGGGCAAGGTCGAGGACGTGCGCTACGTGTCGTCCACGATCTTCGAGCCGTTCATCAACGCCGGCGGCGCGGTGGGCACGATGCTGTCGAGCGGCGGCTCGAACGCTGACGTCTACCCCGTGCTGTTCCTGGGCAAGGATGCGTACGCGACGATCGCGCTGAAGGGCATGTACGCCCTGACGCCGATGGTCGTGAACCCCAAGCCCAGCGACAGCGACCCGCTGGCCCAGCGCGGCCACGTCAGCTGGAAGGCCTACCAGACCTGCGTGATCCTGAACGATGCGTTCATGGTCCGCGGCGAAGTGGCGGCCACGGCCTGATGACGATGGGGGAGGGCGGCCTCCCCCGTCTCGCAACACACCTCTGAAAGGAACCTCCACATGTCCCGTCTCGACGACATCTTCAATGGCCCCGTGCGCGAGGCCCTGGGCGCCACCACGACCAGCGCCCACGTTCTGGCCGCCACTGGCGGCGCGACCGCCACGGTGGCAACCACCGGCGC